GAGTTTATGGTGGAGGTGAGGTTCTTTGTGAATGCCTCCAGCAGAGAGGATGCAGTATTAATAGTAGATAAGGCTATTAACACTGCTAAGTTAAATGAAATAGAAGCATGGCAAATTGAATTAAGTGAGGAAGTATAATGAAAAGAGTAGCATATTTAAAAGTTCAGACAAGTGAAGCACCATCACGTACCACACAACCTCGCTCTGTATGGAGAGAGTTGTTCGGAAGTATGCGCCGTGGTGATTGGATGTTTGTTGAAAGGAAAGACCACTCAAGAGTAGGTGCGTCTGCTAATATTTACCTTCGTGGAAAGTACACAATGTACAAGGTGCCTGAAGGTTACTGCTTTATGGTAATTAAATAACTGGAGTTTTCAGAATGATCTATCGTCTAAGAAAGTTTAAGAAGCGTTACGGTATCAAGTATGGTCGCTCCTATCTTGCAGTGCATTTAGGTAAGCGGTCTTGGTATGTCCCTCATCACAAGCGTGGCAGCGTGTTCAGCATTAACGTCTGGCATGGTATGACCGAAGTGGTGAAGCATGACTGACCTGTTTATGAGAGCTATCAAGTCTCAAGATAATCTAGACTATGTTGTGCCTCACCGTAATCACCCATTGGCAGGTCTGCCTACACCTCATGCTATTGAGTGCATCAAGTTGTTCCGTAAAGGGCTAACACCAGCACAGATAACAAAGGAGACGGGTTTAACCTACGATACTGTAAGTGGCATAGTGAGAAGGTGTAATGTTGAACCTTCTTACAATCGCCTAAACTACATGTCTTAGGAAAAAAAAGTTCGACAGGTAACACCTTAGTATGCTACCCTCTATTGTAAATAAAGAGACAGCAGTAAAATAAATAATTTAAAACCAAAGAGAAAACAAGATGAACACATCTAACATAGTATATCTAAACGATAACAAGACAAATGTTGTACCCCTTAGTAACTTAGTTAATGAACATCCATTAGATCTACTTGATCCACCTGAGATTGTTAACACTGTTATCGAGGCCAGACCTATGTACTACACTAGTACTAACGGATCACCTGCAATAGACCCTACCCGTAGAGGGTTACATGTCACTGGCTCAGACATGACTCCACCTATGTATGTTGTTAAACCAAGCTATAAGTTTGAAGGTGCTCAGTATGGAGACATCTACAAGGCTATGGTTAATATCTGCAAGGCTTCAGGCATCAACTGTACTGGTGCTAAGGTTGATTCAATGATGTCACCTGATGGTGCGATGGGTACTATGACACTGACCTTACCTGAGTATACCATAGAGACTGCCAAGGGTGATGAGAGTATATTCCAAATCAATGGTCGCACCTCATTCAATGGTACTTGGAGTGTTGTATTACAGATAGGTGCAGTACGTATGGTATGTACAAACGGTCAAGTCTTTGTAGATAACTTCAGCATGTACAAGTCCAAGCATACACTCACCATGTCAACTGAACATGCACAACGTAAGTTGGCTGCTGCATTGAACAGCTATCAGCATGAGGTAGAGCGTTGGAAGGAGTGGAACAAGAACAGCATCACCAACCGTGAAGCCTTCAATGTATTTGCGATGGCTGCTAAGTGCAAGTTTGTGCTAGCCAAGCCTAACATGTCTGTGTATGACCTCATGGTAGAGCCTGAGGTGTACCGTAACAGGGCGCTACAGTACATGTGGAACCAATACACCACTGACGATCAAAAGTCTCTAGGATCGACACACTGGGCCGTATACAACACCATGACACACTGGAGCACACATGCACCTGCTGCTAAGAAGACAGCGGAAGGGAGCATACTATCAATCAAGGCCAAGCGTGAAGACTCAATACGTCTGACGGCTGGCGCACTACTAGCGGTAGCTTAACCATGCAGAATATAATTGATGTGTCTAATCATGTACTAAAGTATTCGCAGGTCTATCTTATGGATGAACCTGCTGGTGAGAGTGTACAAGAAGAGGCACTTCAATTACTTCTCAAGCATGGGGAATACGTGCTATCGTTCCTTGAGATATACCTAGCAGTATGTAAAGAAGAATTAAATAACGAACACAACAGGAGCTAAGATGAGTGCCATAGATCCAGATGAATGGAGAGGTGAGTTTGAGGCAGAGATTGATGATTGGTGGGCGCAGCTATGGGCCTTACGCATCAACGCTGTCTTACCCTTAGGGTCAACCAAAAGTAAATTCATTTCATTTGTCCATGATAAGTGTAGTGAAACAGATGATAGGCGGATAGATGATAGTGATTTATCCAACCTGTTCAGTGACTTCTTAGATGGTTTGGTGGAGGGTAGTATCGAATGAGTAAGTATCAGATGAGTGAAGATCAATACTCTAAGTTCAATTCTTCCTCATACATGGGCATCTTGTATGAAAACAAATGTGCAATCACAGGACTATTCTTAGGTTACTACGGTAAGGATGAACACGCCGTAGAAATCTCAGAAGGAATTGATATTGATGTGCAAAAAGATGTGTACATTCCCTTCCTGAAGGAGTACTATAACCAAACTTTAAACAACAACGGAGATAAAGTATGAACCCACCTAACATTATAGAAGGGCAGGTCTACTTCCCACACCTCGTAGTACCCAACCTTGACTATAATAAAGTCAAGTCTTGGTATGAGTTGCAGTTAGCTGTATCAGATGATGTATTTGAAATGTTCAAGGAAGCAGGATTCTCTGATTCTTTTCTGTACGCGGCTGGAAAGAAAAACTATACACCTGACCCTGTAATTAAGTTTGCAACTTGGGCGCACAATAATGATGGATCTCAAATTGCTCCACCTATTGTTGTAGACAAGGATAAGAATCCTTCGACCGCCTCCATAGGTAACGGCTCCACCATTGCAGTACAGTGGGCAAGAAAAGAGTATGGACAAATGACCAAGATCATTCGCCCTCAACTACAGGCTGTGCAAATCCTCAATCTAATTGAGAGAGGCGAGACAGCAGCACCTACCAGTGTAGAATCACTAGCATTTTAAAGGAGATAACATGAGCGAAGAGCAGCAGACAGTCACCGTAGATGGTAATGAATATAATCTAGATGACCTATCTGAAACAGCTAAGGCTATCGTAGGCCATGTGATTAACATAAGACAGGAGGTGGGTGAAGTAAGCCACCGTCTTGTGACGTTACAGGCAGCTGAGTTGCAGCTATCCAGACAGCTATCCGCTGAACTAGATAGTGAGACGGCTGAAGGAACAATAGTAGAGGAGTAAGTTAATTGAGTTTTGTGAAACTCCATCAACCGTGTCCTGAGTGTGGAAGCAGTGACGCATTGTCTGTCAATGATGATGGCAGTGCGTTCTGTTTCGCATGTAACGACAGGTTTAGCAGTAGAAAGTACGAAGCATTGACGGGTCACATACCAACAGGAGATAGTAATATCAACTTAATTACAAGCGAGCCAATCACCTTTGCAGAAGAGGGTGAGTTCATGGCATTACGGGACAGGGGTATATCAGAGGCAACAGCTAAGAAGTATGGTGTACGTTGCATCACAGGGCCAGACGGCTCTATTCAGAAGCACCTCTATCCTTACCTTAAAGACAAAGAGATTGTAGCCTACAAGGAAAGAATCCTTGGCGCTACTGGAAAGGAAAACTTCTTTACTAGAGGAGCAATCAAGGAGTCAGGCTTATTCGGTGAGCACCTATTCCAAGAGGGTGGTAAGTACATCACCTTGGTGGAAGGAGAGTGTGATGCTATGGCTGCATACGAACTGCTAGGTTCTAAGTGGCCTGTAGTTAGTATAAGATCAGGAGCTAACGGTGCAGAGCGTGATGTGAAAGCATCACTTGAGTACCTTGAAAGCTTTGATACAGTCATCATCAACTTCGATGAAGACAAGGCAGGTAGGGAAGCAGCCAAGCGTGTAGCTAGTTTACTCAAGCCCAGTAAGGCTAGGGTGATGACGCTACCTGAAGGCTACAAAGATGCCAATGAGATGCTGAACAGACAAGACCACAGAAACTATGTGCAAGCTTTCTGGTCAGCTAAAACTTATACACCGTCTGGTGTTCTTAGTGTCACTGAGAATCGTGACAAGTATAAGAATAGAGAGAAGGTTCAGTCTTACCCTTACCCTTGGGACGGTTTGAATCAGAAGCTAGAAGGGCTACGGCACGGTGAGTTGATAACATTAACTGGTGGCACAGGACTAGGTAAGTCTAGTGTTACGCGAGAGCTTGAGCACTGGTTAATTAAAACAACAAACGATAACGTAGGTGTAATCGCGTTAGAAGAAACCTTCAACAGAACAGTAGATGGAATACTTTCTATTGAAGCAAACGCCAAACTACACATCGACAGGATCAGAGACCAATACACAGAGGAGGAGTTAGATAACTTCTTTGATGTTATGTATGATGGTCAGAACAATAACCGTGTATGGATTCACGCGCACTTTGGTGCAAATGATATTGATTCTATCTTCAGTAAGCTTCGCTTCATGATAGTTGGTTGCAACTGTAAGTGGGTAGTTATTGACCACCTACACATGTTAGTGTCCACTACGGTGGAAGGTGACGAGAGACGGTCAATTGATGCTATCATGCACCGACTAAGAACCCTTGTAGAAGAGACAGGAGCAGGTGTTATACTTGTGTCCCACCTACGTAGGGTAGACGGCAACAAGGGCCATGAGAACGGCATAGAGACAGGTTTGTCACACCTCAGAGGCAGTCAGTCTATTGCTCAGTTATCTGACTGTGTTATATCACTTGAAAGGAACCAGCAATCAGATGACCCACTGGAGGCATCAACAACTAAGGTACGCATACTCAAGAGTAGGTACACTGGTGACGTTGGACTTGCCACATCCCTAGTGTTTGATGATGAGACAGGTAGGCTAGCTGAAGTAGAAACTGATGACCTAACTAACTCTGCATCGGACAATAATGAAATTGCATTGGGGTTTGAGTAATGAGATTAGTATTCGACATAGAAACTGATGACCTTAACGCCACCAAGATATGGTGCATCGTTGCTAAAGACATAGACACTGAGCAAGTCTACACCTATGGGCCTAATCAGATAGATCAAGGGTGCGAATTACTTTCAGATGCTGACGAGTTAATTGGTCACAACATCATAGGCTTCGACATCCCTGTACTAAAAGACTTGACAAGATTCAAGACACTTGGAGAAGGACAAAGGATAGTAGATACATTGGTACTATCTAGACTGTTCGACCCTGTACGAGAAGCTGGTCACGGCCTAAAGTCTTGGGGATACAAACTAGGCTCTAGTAAGATAGACTTCAAAGACTTTACAGGTGGCTTCTCACCTGAGATGCTAGACTATTGTATACAAGATGTAGAGCTTAACCTAAAGGTGTACCATGCCTTACGTGAGGAGTCTCGCGGCTTCAGCAAGGAGTCACTAGAGATTGAACATGCAGTAGCATTGATCCTAAAGGAGCAAGAGAAACATGGGTTCTTATACGACGCAATGGAGGCTGACCTTCTTCTCGCTGACCTACGCTCGGTGGTCGCTAAGACAGAGGCAAAGGTTAAGCATGTGTTTAAACCAAAGGTAACTAAGATAAAGTTATACCCTCGCCACACAGCGACAGGAAAGTTAAGTAAGATGGCAGACTCTTGTGCGTTAGCTAGTGGAACTGGTGTCAGAATGACTAAGCCAGAGTACGAGTTGATGACCCTGAAGATTGAGAAAGAAGAAGGTGAGTTGAGTAAGTGTGACCCTGTAATACGCAGTAGAGCTAAGGACTTTAACTTAGCATCAAGGCAGCAGGTTGGTGAGTACTTACAAGACTTTGGCTGGAAGCCTACTGAGTTCACAATTCATGGTAGACCTATTGTAAATGAAAAGACATTAGCAGAAGTTAAGGGTATCCCTGAGGCTGACTTAATTAACTCTTACTTAATGTACCAGAAGAGAGTATCTCAGATTACCTCTTGGTGTGAAGCAGTTGAAGAGGACGGGAGAGTACACGGCTTTGTGATTCCTAATGGTGCTATCACTGGTAGGATGACACACAGACAACCCAACATGGCCCAAGTGCCTTCATCTAATTCACCTTTTGGCTCTAACTGTAGAGCATTATGGACTGTACCTAAAGGCAAGAAGCTGGTAGGTATAGATGCTAGTGGACTTGAACTACGAATGCTTGCACATTATATGGACGATGAGGATTACACAAATGAAATCATTAACGGAGACATACATACCGCTAATCAAAAACTTGCGGGACTTGAATCAAGAAATCAGGCGAAGACATTCATCTATGCCCTCCTATACGGAGCGGGAGATGAAAAGCTTGGAAGCGTGGCTGGGGGAGGTAGATCAGTTGGTGCAAGACTTAGACAATCTTTCTTCGATAATCTTCCAGCATTCGCGGCTCTCAAGAATAGAGTTGCAAGAGCATCAGAAGAGGGCTACATCAAAGGACTAGATGGGCGTAAGCTTACAGTTCGCAGCCAACATGCTGCACTAAATACTCTATTACAAAGTGCTGGTGCTATAGTTATGAAGAAAGCTTTGATCATTTTAAATGAAAAGATAAAGAAGCTAGACGCTAACTTCGTGGCTAACGTACATGATGAATGGCAGATAGAGGCTGACGAGTCTGTAGCTGATGAGGTAGGTAGGTTGGGTGTTGAGGCTATCATAGAAGCTGGTCTGCACTTCGATCTTAAATGTCCACTGGATGGAGAGTATAATGTCGGAAGTAACTGGTCAGAAACCCACTAACCCTACTAATCCTAAGAATGGCGAGTACATTTTTGAAGATGGAGAATGGTGGTACATAAATGCCCATGACAAAAGTAGACGTAGGGCTACTGTGGCACAGAACATTCAGAATACAAGAATGTGGGTAGACGGTAACTACATCCCCAAGTCCCACCCGCTACACAAACCCGGCAGGTACAAGGGGTTTACTGATGCAGCCTTTAGTTCTCTAGAAAACTACGAGATAGCTCAAGAAGGTGAGGTATATATAATATATAACCCTTCTTTCCCTAGCTGGATAAAAGTAGGCATGGCTGTTGACTCTGAAGATAGATTAAAACAATACCAAACAGGATCACCTTACAGAGACTACAGAATACACGCTTCCTACCCTGTTAGTGACAGAAGAAAATCAGAAGCAGAAGCCCACAAACTTCTATCAGAGAAGCATGAACGTAAAGGTGAATGGTTTGTTTGCTCTACTGCTGTAGCAGAAACTATTTTAAATAAACATTTTAACACGGAAGGAGTACAGTTTGAACTCTTCTAAAAACTTAGACAACCTAGTACCTGACATCTACAAGATGATTGAAGTGTTATCAGAAGGTAAACAAATAGACATCTCAGATGATCTTATACATGACTTCGGGGAACGTATGAAGTCTGCCCTTGTTCACTGGACTGAACCGCACAAGCAGTCTAAGGGACTACGCATGAGCAACATAGGCAAGCCTTCCAGACAGTTATGGTACGAGCAAAATAGCGACACACCTGCACCTCCCCTGAAAGGATCTACTCACATTAAGTTTCTGTACGGGCATCTTCTTGAAGAGTTGCTCTTACTACTTGTGAAGTTAGCAGGACATGAGGTAACTGATGAGCAGAAAGAAGTTAAGGTAGATGGTATCAAGGGTCACATGGACTGCAAGATAAACGGAGAAGTTGTTGACGTTAAGACTGCATCTAACTTCGGCTTCAAGAAGTTCAAAGAAGGTAGTCTCTACCATGATGATCCCTTTGGTTACATGTATCAGCTTGCAGGGTATGAAGCAGCAGAGGGTACAGACAACGGT